CTCGTCAGGGGCTTGGCCTTGCCCTCACCCACCCAATAGCCCTGGCCGCCAGAGGTCTGACCGACCAGGGGGACGTTGAAGGGCACGTTACGCAGGGACGGCACGCCATTCTGGCCGAAACGACCAAGGATGGTGCGGGGACGAAGATACTCCACGAAATCGGCGATGACATTCGTGCCTTCACCGACCAGGGCGCCGGCCCAGTTGCCCTCAGCCGTAGTGCCAGCGGGGACTGCAGCCTTAGTGACCAGGCCGTAGATGTCCGAATCCTCGCCGTACAGTTCCTTGGCGACGGTGCGAACGCTCTCGCCGTCCAGTTTCGCCAGGGCCTTGACCTTGGCCAGACGAGCGAAGCCGATGCCTTTCTCCAGCTTGGGCTGAGCCTTCACCTGGACCGTCGAACCCCGAACTTCGGAGCCGGTCTTGGTATCCTTCACCCCGTCGATCGGCGTGGCGGTCGCGACCAGGTTGGCCTCCTGAGACTTCAGGCGCGCAATATGGGCGTCGATGGCCTTCACCTCGGCGTCCAGATTGTCGTGTTCCTCCGCCTGAGCGGCGTCCAGGGTTTCGTCGCCGGCCTCATCCATGATGGCGGCCATGCGTGCCGACTTCTCGGTACGGGCGTTTTGGAACGCGGAAATGCGTTCTGCGATGGTCTTGCTCATATGGGCCTCCTTGGGCTTCGAGCTGAGAGCGACGACCGGGATGGCCGCCGCGGACTTGCCCGAAGCGCCGGGCGAGGTACCGACATCAGCGCTTTTGCGGCCTGTCGCGGCCTGGGCGTCTGCGTCGAGTTGGTTCAGAGCGGCGACCGCTTGGTCGTCCATGCTCTTGATGCTGGTGATGAGGGCCTCGTCGTTCGCGGGCACAGGAACCAAACTGAGCTCAAGAATTTCCGTCTTGAGGAACCGAAGGCCGGTTTCAATACGTTCCACCGCGTCCGCCAGTGGCCGGAAACCGATTGAGACGGCCTTGATCGCCCCATACTTGACGCTGTGCCACGCCTCATCGACGCGATCTTTGAACACGCCAGGCTCGGTCACTTTTGGCAGCGTTGCCGTGAACGGCACGCCTGCCTTCGTCGGCTTGCCAAACTTTACCGACCCCACAGGTTTCGTGCTGTCGTGGAACAGCAGAAGAGGCACGTTGTCGTTGAAGCTGACGCCTAACGGGTCAATCACGTCGCCCTGACGATCCACCTTAGGGGAGGTCGCCAAGCCAGCAATCTGGCGTTGCTCGTCGTCCACCGACCGAACTGTCAGCAGCGAAAAAGCCCTGTTCATGGATAGGCCCGGTCCTGCATGGCTCGGCCTCCCTTAGACAAAGATCATTTGGTACTCAGGCTTCTTGGCCTCAGCGGCATACAGCGCGGCGCCCGTCGCCATCGCCAAGGTGACAAGGCCGTCGATCCGGCCCCGTGAGCGCTTCTTGTCGAAGGCCCGGTTGTTCTGCCCGTCGTGGTCCAGCGCCGCGTTCGCCGCGCACATGTAGGTCACAGGGGACGCGTCCACCGTGATGGCCTTGGTCAGGATCGCGTCCTCAAGCCGCTCGACAGAGCGAGGCATGCAGAGCTGTCGATCTTCGAACACGACCCGCTTGCCCTGGCCGTGCGCGATCAGCTTCAGGCCCTCGCCCTCAGGCTCGTCCGGCCCTTTCCAGCGCCACACCGGGAAGCCGATGTCGTCGCAGGCGTCGATGAAGTCCGCGATGCCGGCCGGGTCGAAGGCCAGGAACTGTACGTCGTGCTCGGCGACGAGCTGGGCGACTTCGGCGGCCGCGAAGGTCTTGTCGATCACCGCGCCCGGCACGGCTGTCAGATGGCCAGCCTCAACCCACTCTTCGTAGGGCGCGCCGTCTTCCTTGGCCCGATCCGCTAGTCCGTCCCGTGTCGTCCAGTACCAGGTCTTGGCGTAGAGCTTCCCGTCCTTCAGCCAGATCGCCGTCAGGGCAGTCAGGTCGTTCTTCTTCGACAGGTCCAGCGATAGCCAGCAGGGGCAGCCCCTGAAGTCGTCCGGGTTCACCTCGCCCTGGACCGCCGCCCAGGCCGCCTCATCGATCCAGAAGTCGACGGCGCCGGTCGGGATGCCGAAGTAGAGGCGCCGCACCGACATGGCCGTCGAAAGCCGCACCTTCGCTGTGTTCACTTCGCCGCGGATGTTCTCGACGGGGAATGTGATGCCGAGGGCGGGCAGGGACTTCACCCACGCCGCCTCGTTGTCGAAGATCGTCTCCCGATCCGCCTTGTCGACGCGGGCGATGAAGGCGAACGCCTCGTCGTCCTTGACGTCGCCCTTGAGCACCTTCTGAAAGAACTCGCTGTAGGCCGTGCCCACAATCTGCGTCGTCGCCGGGGTGTTGGTCCCCAGCAGCATCATGGCGTCGCCCGGCATCTTCGCGATGGCGCGCTGCCAGGTCTCGATCGAAGCGCCCGACTTGAACTCGTGGATCTCGTCCGCCAGCACGGCCGTCGGTCTTGGGCCTGAGATCGCCTCGCCGTTCGCCAGCGACTGAAACTTTGATCCGGTCTCCGGGTGCTCGATCTTCCAGGCGTTGTCGCCTTCGCCTCGGATGATCGCCTCGCCCCGGCTGACGAGACTGTCGGTTTCATCCTCCGGCGTCTCCGGGATGTTGGCCCGGCACATGGCCACGCCGTCCTTGAACAGCACGTTGGCCGTCGCCCGATCCTGCCCGATCGCATAGACCTCGGAGCGCTTCACCCCGTGCCAGCCCATCAGGTAGAGGCCGATGCCGGCCATCAGTGGCGACTTGGCCTGCCCCTTGCCTGTCTCAAGCCACGCTTGCCGGAACCGAAGCCGGCCGCTCTGCATCTTCCAGCCGAACAGCGACCCGACCGTGAACTGGTGCCAGGGCAGCAGCGTGAAGGGTTTGCCCTCCATCGCGCCGGCCGTGATCGACAGCACCGCGGGGAAGAACCCCAGGGCGCGCGCCGCCGCCGCCTCATCGAAGTAGAGCCCCCGCTTCGCCCCGTCCTTCAGGTCGCGAAGGTGACGCTCGGCGGCCTGTTGGGCCAGTTCCCCTGAAACGATCCGGCCAGCGACGACATCAGCAGCCCACCGGCTCGTCGGGTCACTTGGCGACTGTGAGATACGCGTCGGAGGCACGGGCGGTCCTCGCCTTCTTCTCGACCTTCGCGGCAGCGGCCCGGCGGCGCGGCGACAGGCCCAGCTCTGCTTCCAGACGCTCGGCGTCCGACCCGGCCTCCCGCATGGCGGTGAAATGCGGACTGATCCGCGCGATGGCCTTGGGGTTGCCCCGCTTCGGCTTCGACACAGCTCCATGCTCGGCGACTTCGCGCGAGCAGCGATCGAAGATCACGTAGGCCAGAACCAACCGTTGGATCGCGTGGCCGTTCGACGGCGACAGGATGCCCCGCTCGCGCATCTCCCCGGTGATCCGGCGCCAGTGTTCACCAGCGGCCTCGACCTCCAGGTCATCCGTCAGGAGCATGCGCCAGTGCGGCTCCGGCACGATGTCGCCCGTCCCCGGCACTACGTTCATGCAGCATCACCCCTACGGGGTGCCTCCAACTTTTATGTTTGAAAATCCATTTCGGTGCGAACGGACCTTGGCCGCCGGTGTCCGAGGCAAAGGCTCCAGACTTCGACATGCCCCCTCCCTCCTGCGATCCGGTCGCATCAGGCTCGGTCAGGCCGGGCGGGGCTGGTTCCACGGGTGGTTCGGGTCGAGCGGCCGGCCATCCACGCCCACAGGGCTGACCTGGCGCTGGCCGAACTGCTCTCTCGTCCTGATGGTGTGGCAGTCGGCGCACAGGCAGCGGATGTTGTCGTCGGTGTCTGGGCCGTTCAGGCTCAGGGGGATGATGTGGTCGGGCACCGTCGAGGCGGTGATGATCCCTTTGGCCATGCAGTCCCTGCACAGGGGCTCGGCGGCGAGGCGGCGCTTGCGTTGCTCTACGCCTCTGCGGCCTCTTAGGCGCTGGGTGCCTTGGGCGGCGATGCGGTCAGGACGACGGGCCAACGGTTTTCGTCAGGCCATGGGGAACAGCGATGTGCAGGGTGCTGCTATCCTGGCCCGCTACAAAGCCGATGTGTCGGCCGCCGACACTGACGGCGAGGCCCTTCCGACTGGAGATGATGGTGATGGGGCGATCCCCCACGATTGAACGCCCGGCCTCTGCGAGAGCGGCTTTGATCGCGCCTTCAAACGCCTCGCTGTCCACAGCCAGCTTGACCGTCAGGGTCTCGATGGGCTTGGCCTCAGCATCAGCAGCGCGCACGAGGAAGTCTTCGGTGTTCCCGATCATTGGTCCGGAGCTCCTGATGATCATGATGATGGTGTGCCCAAGGGGGCAGACGGCCGACCCGGCCGGGAA